AAATGAAGATAGTGGTAAAGTTTTTATGCTTGATTCTGCTGGTGGAGCGTATTCAATTACGTTACCAGTAGCTGCAAGTTTAGAAGCTGGTTGGCATTGTAAGTTCATTGTTAAAGAAGACACTCCTTCTAATGATATAACTATCGCGGCTGGTAGTTCAATCATAGATGGTGTTAATGATGATGGACAAGGAAATGTAGCAAATTCAACTGCTGGAACTGCTGTAGACAATATAATTGTTGAAGCGGCTTCAAAACAAGGTGATTTTGTTGACCTATTAACAGATGGAACTAGTTACTATTTTCACGCTGTTGGAAGTGTTAATGACGCATTTACTACATCGTAATAACAATTTGAATTATGGGAGGGCTTTATGCTCTCCCAAAATTCTTTATATTTGTATATGAATTTTGCACAATATTTAAGAAGTATTGCTAAAGACCCAGAAGAATGGGATAAAAAACAAACAGAAGGCGCAGAAAAAAATCAAGTGCGTTTTAATATTGGTGGACAATCTGGATTTAAGTGGCGTAAACATTCACAAAATAAAACATGGATAGAAGACGGAAACTTAATAAAAGAGAACAAAGGAAAGAGAATTAAATAACAGGGAACTTAAAAAAAATAATAAAATGAAAAAACATATAGTATTAGTAAAAGCAAGAAATATAGAAAAATTTAATTACGTAAAATTTGGTAATTATAAAGATGAAAAAGGTAAAAATAGAAAATTAATTGACCCAAACGGAGAAGAAGTAACAGGTTACGAAATGTTTAATGCTGTAAAGTCATTAGATATTAATGACGAAGATGATAAAAGAATATATGAATTTTTAAAAGACCATCCATTAGTAAAAGGAGGTGGTAAGTTTATAATTCAAGATATGAGAGCAGAACAAGAAAAAGCAGCTGAACATTCTATTGAATCTGCAAAAGCTATTACAACCGCATCTCAACTAAATATTAATGAATTAAAGAACTTGTCTATATTAATGGGTTTATCACCTAATTTAGATGATATGATGCTTAAAGCAAAAATTATACAATTTGCAAGTGATAACGCTACAAAATTTTTAGCTACACTAAATGATGTAGATAAAGAGCATAGAGTATTTTTGAAAAAAGCATTAGATAAACAAGCACTAACAAAAGTAAATGGTGTGTGGAAACATGGTTCAAATAATGTAGGATTAACTGACGACCAAGCTATTGTTTGGTTAAAAGAAAATGCAGATATATACGCAATGTTAAAACATCAAATGCGCACAGGCGAAATAGCTCCAGTAATAGAGGTTAAAGAAAAAATAAATGTTGAAACATCATCTTCTACACCGCAAGGGCTTAAAGAATTAATGGAATAAATGACAACAACAGAAGCGCTAGAATATTTAGATTTATTATTAGATAAAGCTGACCAGCCTTATTTTATTGATTCTGAAAAACAAAAGTTTTTAAACTTAGCTATAACTGAATTTATAAATAAGTATTACGGCAGAATAGAATTAAATTCTGAGTCAAGAACTGCTATAAAAGGTTTGTATAAAGTAGTTGTTGAAGACGCAGCTGATATAGCTGGATGGACTAATGCGAATAGTTATAATATTGTAGACGATAGTTTTATGTATCCTATAGCTGTAAAAAATGGTGAATTTGAATCAGAGTTTAAAGGATATAAAGAATATGTAGAAGATATATCAACAAGCGACCCTTTTAATAAAAGCGATATAGACAATCCATCATATACTTTAGAAAATAAAAAAGTTGTTAATAATCCAGCACCTACTGATTATTTTAGATTAGTTTATTTGTTTAGGCCTACAATATTAGAAGTTTTTGATGATGGAAGAATCCAAGAAAACTATCAAATAGAAATTTTAAATATAGCTTCAAGAAAAATGTTTGCCAATATAGAAAGTACAAATTATGAAACGCAAACTATAGAAACTGAGAGAGGTATAAATCAATAAAGATTTTAGCTCCCTGCTGCATTGATAGGCTAATGTGTATATTTACGCAGAGGCCTATCTTTGTTATTAGAGAAAAAAACACTAAATTTGTAATAATTTTACAATACCTATGGCTTCATTAAACGAAATTGCATATAATATAAAAAATTTAGCTTATAATGGTAATACCAATGAAGAAGAAAATATAGGTATTAGACAAATTAAATTTTGGATACATTACCATAGGGCTAGAATATTAGAAGAATTAGTTAGAAATGGTAAAGGAGTTCCACAGGAGTGTTTGCAAAAGTATGTATTTATTAATAGTGATTCTCCTTTAAGAACAAGTTTACCATGGACTACTTGGTTAGCTTCGCTTTCAGGCTACGGACCAAATGATGTTGTTATGTTTTCTGAAAAAACAAGAATACTATCGGCTTTACCTGTAGGTAGCGTACCAACTACCCATATATTTGGACAAGATTATTATCCAGAAGATAGGGCTGGACAAAGTGATGAATTAGGCTATGCTATTTTAGAGCTTCCTACATTAATTAATATTAGTGGATATGGCGTAAAAAATTTACAAATAAGAAGGAAACAAAGTGCTGTTCAACAAAATACATATACAAAATTTATACCTATACAAAGCCAAAGCAATAGTTTAAATCAAAAATATGATAGATTTGGAACAAAAGGAATAAAAGCATATATAAGCAACGAAGATGTAAATCAGGTAAGTACAAACAATAATAATGAAGAAAGTTTAATTATATATAATGCACAATCAGTATTAAGGGAGTCTGACACAACAACAGAAACTGATACTCCTATTAAATATAGAATTGAAGCAGATTTATTATTAGCAAACCCAACAGAAGGAAGATTGTATGATAATGATGATAAACCTTATCCATTTCCAACGTATTTAGTTGGTGATTTAACTAGACAAGTTGTTCAAGAAATGCAAATAGCTTTACAAACACAACCAGATTTAGTAACAGATGGAATGGACACAACAAGAGTGCAAGTTCAGCAGAAAGCACAAAGATAAATATATATCATTAAAAGATATATACAAAAATATTAAGGGAGAGCTTAGAGTAAATACTAAGTGGAGCAAAAGAAAAAAAGAATATAGAACAAAACAAATAGATTATTCTATGTTTTATTCTATTGTAAAAAGGTTTTTTGAAATATTAATAAGAGACTTAGTTGAAAGGTTTGAATTAATACATTTGCCTGAAAGTTTAGGATATTTGTATATAGATAAAAAAGAACATAAAAGACCTTTTCATATAAGAGTTGATATTAAAGAATCAGATAAATTAGGTAAAATAATAAAATATAAAGTACCTATACTAGATGATTACTATTATAAATTAGTATGGAAAAGACCAAAAAAATTTGCTAGGTGTAAAATAATGCCCTTAGCAAGATTTAAAAATAAAATTAATAAATTAAAAAAATAAATTATGGCACTATCAGGGGAACTAACCTATAAAGGTTTAACAATATCTAACGCGCATTTAAAAGTTATGCAAATACATCACAGAGCTGTAGACACATCTACAGAAGCTGAAGATGGAACAATAAGCTGGAGTAAGGCAAATCATGCTGACTACTCAGCTAGAGTATATAAAGATGCAGATGCATATGCGGCTAATCCAGACTCAGCAGTTTATACTATAACGGGTACATTTACTCCGTCTGTAGCTAATACAGCTAATTTAAATATTGTTAAACAAACATATGAACATTTAAAAACATTAGATGCATATAAAAGTTTAACAGACGTATAAAAATTAAAATATGGCAACAAGAATAACAGGCGGTACATTAACAGTAACTATAACTGAGTCATTAACTATGACACACAATACTAGTGCTGATAATAGAACTCACAGTCAAACAGTAACAAAAACATTTTCTAGTATTGACCAATTAAATAAAAGAGTATTAAATTTACCAAATACTAATCAAGTTAAGATAATTGATTTTGGTGGAACCGCAGCTTCTGCTCCAGGAACATTTTTAAGAAGCGCTGTAGAATATATTAGAATTACAAATTTAGATGACACTAATGGTGTAGCTGTAATATTAGAAGATACAGGAGCAGATACAGCAGCAATTTTAGTAGATGCTGATTCTAGTTTATTATTGACCGATACACAAGTTGAAGCATTTACAAATGGTAGTGCTTTTAGCGGATGGAGTGATATAGATGAAATATTTTTAAAAGCAGCTTCAGCTAATACACAAGTAGAAATAGTTGTAGCAACAACTGCTTAAAATAAATAATTATGCACATACCAGTAAATAGAGTATTTAATAATGTAGCTCGTAATTTAGGTTTAGAAAATTGGACAGAAAATGTAAACTCTTGGGCTGAATGGGCTTTTGAAGCAGAACAATATATTGGAAGTAATAAAACTTTTTTAGAAAAAGAAATTACTTATTCTGATACTACAGCAGCAGCTACAGCAACAATTACATGGACATCAAATCCTACACATAATTCATGGATTTCTATAAATGGAACAAAAATATATTTTAGGAATAATGCAAATATATTGGGTAGTCCATCTGATACAGAACAACCAATAAAAACAGCAACAAAATTTACTATATTAAATTTATTAGATAAAATTAATGAATCACAGTTTGATGACACAATAACAAACATTACCGCAACAAGTGATTTTGCAACAACTGGTAGTGCAGATAGCGCTATACTAACACTAACATACAATAAACATGGAGATGTTGGGAATCATGTTACCATAGAAAGTAGTGGAGAAGGAAAATTAAGCTCTAATACTTTAACAGGAGGAAAAGAACGTTATCATGCAAATCAATTAAGATTACCAGATAACATGGTAAAAATGCTGTCAGTTAGAGTGGGAGACAGTATAGTAACTCCAACAAGTTCAAAATTTAAAAGCAAAGTTTCTGATATACTTGACAGATATTATGTTAATGGCAACAGATTAAACTTTTCAAGCACTTCATATACAAATGATATAGTAGTTACATATTTAGCTGTACCTATGTCTCCAGAAGGATGGCCTATGGTAAGACAAGGACATGAAGAAGCTGTAGCTACATACATAATGTGGAAATATAAATTAATAGACTATTATGCTGCAAAAGTGCCACAATATATAGTTAAAGATTTAGAAAAAAGATGGTATTGGTTATGTGGGCAGACTAGAGGTAATGATAATATGCCTAATTCTAGTGAACTTTTAAAAATTGGAAAACTATGGAACTCTAAAATTCCAATT